GGAATCTTTTCGTCTGCATATTGCTTCGTAACATTCAGCGGTTGAGCAACTGAACCCATGAACATACAGAACGCATCAACAACTTGTAAAGCGCCTTTAGGAAGATGATTAGAAACCCAAACAGGTACGCCATGATATTGACCGATAGCGCCTTGTGCAAGTGCAATCGAATCAACAGGCAGTTCATCAATTTCTAAACGAAGCGCACTGTGTAATTTTGTGGTCAAACACAGACCTAACATATCTCTGTCAACGCCATCAACGTAGGCATTGGAAACATCTTCAACAGCAAGAATCAATTCTTCAATTTTTCCAGCAGTCGTAGCGGCAGCGATAGTAGCTTTAACACCAGTAGCGTATGCTTCTTTCCAAAATGCGGTATCGAGATCGCGTTTGAATGCTTTAATATGAGCCAACGCTTGACGATTCATCATATTAGGAATACCCGAAGTAAGAATGTCTTTTTCTTCGATTTCTTCAACGATTTCACGATCAACATTCAATGTAACAACTACTGGTGCAATTTTTAGAATTTTTCCCTTGCCAGCAGCACGAGCCGTACCATATGCAACGGCAGCGCTATCAGCGAAACGTTTGTATTCAACTGTGCCAGCGGCTACATTACCTGATTGATTCTTATTCTTAAATGCTACCGAAACTGCCGTTTTAGATACATTTTCGATAACTGCTTTGTATAATTCAGCAAGGCTTAAAGGTGTAACACCATCTGCCTGCATAAGTCCTAATGCGTTTAAACGTGCCATAATTAATTCCTCTTTCTTAACCTTTTAGAAGGTTGTGATTGGTTTTTCGGGAGTGTCAGGAATGATGGCATTACCAGGAGTGGGATTCTTGTTACTATTCAACATATCTTCTTGTTTCTTACTGACTGCGTTCTCACGTTGTTTAGTCATAGTAGCAATTAGAGATGTTGCAAAGGCAACGCTTCTGTCCTTATCTTCTGATACAATATTTCCGAGTAATCCGCCAAAGTCTGCTTCTGAATAACCGTTCGCTAAGAACAATTTTTCAACTTCAATTGAGTTGAGTTTAGTTCCTAACTCCTTTTTCATCTGTTCAAGATTTTTAGTTTCTAACTGATGCTTTTCTTCTGCGGTCATACTTGACTGCTTTAAGGTTTCATGTTCCGTATGTTCTGTCTTCCACTTCTCATTGAGTAAGCGATAACTTTCTTTCGGTATCATGTATTCCCCAAGAGCAGAACTTACTTTGTCGGCTATTTCTTGATTACCTGTCGTTTCTAATAACATTTCCTGTAAAGTTTTCATCTTATTTATCCCTTTCGGCTTTGAGGTGCGCCACACCATTGTTTAGGAATCTCATTTAGCCATGAGTAGCAATTTGTTTATGTACGCTACAACCCTTTACTTAGGGTTAGCGTTGACACCAATAGGATTTGTTACATCACCCACTTGTTTCGTTGCCGATTCAGGAGTAGCCAATGTACCAGACTGCGCTTCTTTCCAAAAACTAGAACCATAGAATAATTTAGATGCTTTCAGTACCGCAGCAGGATCACTCCAAAATTCAACGGTTCTAAATGCGATTTCAGGGTCAACTCCTGCCGTTTTCAAGTCGATTAACGTTTGTGCTTTGACAAGCATATTGTCCGATTTGTTACGAGAGAATTTGATTTCAATGTCCTTAGGTTGTAAGGTCTTAATATTTGATTGAGTTGGTTTCAACTTGCAGATTTTGAGAATGAGTTTTAACATGCGCTTTTCAGACACTTTGAATGAAAGTTCATCCTGTTTCGCTCGTTCATCTGCCATAGTCCATCCTTCACCAACTAATCTAGCCTGTCCTGTATCGCCACTCGATGCCTTATCACTCATACGAGGTACACCGGCAATCGTGAGCATCTGATTGTATAATCTATCCGATAATACTTTCGTTTCTGAATGTTGAAGTTTGTTTGAAATTGTTTTAATGTCAGCTTTGAATTGAGCATTTGAATCTTTAACGAGCATGACCCCACCCGCTTTTGCTTCCGCTAACTTCATAAGGTCAATATCAGCGTTGACAAGCACGATAAGCGATTGAACGAACTGTTGAATGTCATCCATCTCATTACTTGCAATCAAATTCAGTGCATCTAATGTCGGCATGACCAACTCAATCAATCCATATCTGCTCATATTCAGCGGATATTCGATAATAGGTATTTCTCCCAATTTATTGACTTCATTTGCCACGTTATCTTTGACGTATTTCAAATCGCTAATTGTTAATTTATCAACATTAAATCTGAAATTGTAAATGTTGAATTTTGTATATACCGTCACAAATCCATAGTCCTTCAAGGTATTTCCGACCATTTCAGATTTCTTGACAAGGTAGAATCCGAATAGTGGCTTTTTATCAATATCGGTTGAGTACACAACTCCTGCTTGTTTAGGGTCAAGGTTATAGAACTCAAACGGTGTGAACTCTGAACTTACGGACTTGATGAATCTAAATGCCGTTCCACATACATACCAATCTTCGGAAAGGTCTTTGTCCTTACTCGGTTTATCGTTCTCTGCGAAGTATTGATTGAGTATTTCGATTTCTTCCTTAGCGGTATCTTCACCCATCTGCACATATTGAATCGGATCTCCGAATACATAACCTTTTTTGAACTCGACAATGTGATAAGCGTTATTTTCAAGTATCTTGTTGTTTATTTCGGGTCGAATCAATTTAGTCTTGGATAATATTTTCTGATTTCCACTTAAATATCCTTGTAGATACTGAATGTCTTGCACATTCGCTAAATGAGAAGGTAAAACTTCTTCTAAAATCATTTTTATTTCGTCTACGGAAAGATTCTCTTTCGTGAAACTTGCCGATAATTCTCTGCGACCAAACAAAGGCCTTTCTGCTTCACTTACCGTAGTATATTTATCAAATACGGGCATATGTTCACTCCTTTGCTTTATAAGCAAATTAAAAGGCATTGTTAATGCCTTTCAAAGTTATTGGTTACACTCATTCCCATTCTATGTATAAGTATTCCTATATACCTAAATCTGCTCTGCTCATAAAGGTAACTTTAGCAGTAACGGAACGATCTAATATAATCTCATTTACATACAACGCAAGGCTATCGGGCGCATCATCGTGCTTATTCGCATAATCGAATGAATACTTGGTGAAAGCATCCATGAATCGACCGTAATCAGTGTTAGGCGCATATGTACCCTTCTCTTTGAATATCATTTTACGCAACATCAACCCTCTAGCATCTTTGATACGAACTTCTTTAACGGCAGTATTGAACTTTTCCTTAATCTCGCATAATGTATAACCTTTTTTTCTTAGCAACTCTAACAACAATGTTTTAAGTGATGTATCAGTGTTATTTTCTACACAGAATTGAGTAATTTGATGTTGAATAATCATGTTCACAATATCTCCGTGTACTTCTGTCATGGCTTTTCGCTTGTATAGCACATCAATCAAGTAATGATCTTCGCCATCAACGCTAACTTTGAATATCGGCATTGATACATTATCCTTGCCCTTTCGAGTAGGATCGAGTACGGCATAACAATGGTTATTCATTCCATCTTTCGGCACTTTATTGAATGTGCGCAAGTTCTCGTAAGCGAACTCCATTCCTGATGGTGCGATAGGGTCTTGTTGATAGACACAACTAAATAGAAATGGGTCTGTAATCTCTTTCAAATTCCTTGCTTCGTTTGTTGACATGACATAAGGGCAAGTTGATTCATCGTGGCTATCAAGTAACGGAATACGAATGAATACTGCATGGCCATCTTCTGATACCCAAGTGTACTTGAACAGTTTAGATTGTTTAACCTTTGACCGTGTACTTTCTAGGTCTGTGATACGATTCAATAAATCTTTTGGTGTCCACATCGTACCTGCGAAGATGTACTTTACCGTATCTCTCTCTCTTCGATTCCACCATTCTGTTGTATATTTTTTCCAATATTGTTCGTGGATTTCATCGTTATGAGCCTCGTCAGCACCTTTAGTCATATCATCGAACTCAATAGCGAATCTCGCTCTAATGCCAGTTGTAGCGCCATCTCTTGTACGGACATAGTGTGATACGGCAGAATCAGAATTTTTTAATTTCCAATCTGAATCTTTTTCTTTATCGAATGGCTTATTACGATATATTTTAAAGTCAGGGAATATATCGGCATATAAATCACTTGAAATTAAGTCCTTAATCTGCCGTGAGAATCCATTTAACAAGTCATCTGAATAGGACATTCTCAATACAGAGTTATCACGATTCAAGCCATAGCACCATGCCGTGAAGTAATTGAGTAAGAACGACTTACCAGCGCCTGGAAATATTGACAATACAAACTTTGTCATCTTAGGGTCGAACGCCATTTTATTGAGATAGTAAACTGGAGATGCAAGTACATCTTTTCGATTGAAGAATACCTTGTTTTTCTCTGCCCTATCTGATTCCATGTGTTCGATAAAGTGTTTGAAACTTCTACGGCCAGCAAACGCATATACTCGTTGATGCAATTCCCATATTGTTATTGTCGTTTCAGGTTCTACTTTAGGTGATTTCAACATCTTCAATAGATAGTCCATCGTAACTGTAATAGCCATGCGACACGCATATTGTTTATCTTCTTCGTGGCTACTTGAATCAAATATGTATTGTAATATTGAAAATTGATCCGATAATAACTCGATACTTTTCTCAATAGTCGGTACTTTCTTATCGACAAATAATAAAGTAATCGAATCAGACATAGCTTTATAATCTAATATCTCCTGCTTGTTATCTGCCATCTTCGCTACGGCTTAACTTGCCCAACGTGACAGTAATAGGCAATTTCCAATCGGCTTTTCTCAATGCTTCCATTAACTTTTCACTATCTTTAGACATCTGTTCATATTCGTTCAGTGGCACTACACATTCATCGACATTTTCTCTTTCGATAAATATTCCATTCGGTTTAAATAATATTCCACCTTCTGCAAACTTAGGTAACGGCATTGATATTGATTTAATAGCTGGTACGATATAGTCAAGTTTTAATGTTGAACATTCGGTTGGAATGATATGCGCAAATTCAACACGAGAAACTCCGGCACATTTAACTCCATCAATCCATACTTCGGCATGAATCCCATCACTGATAATTTTTACTTTTTCGTTCATTTTATTTTTTCCTTTTTTAAATTTAATTATCGAATAGTATTACTTCTGAATTTGAATTGCGTTTAACGGTATCAATCGTAATCTTAGCGAATCCAGCCATACAAGATACATGAAGTTTCTCCGAGAAATCGGTATCTCCGACAACACTCGGAAGAAATATAATTGCCTGTTGAGCATCATCTTTAACATCTTTAGACTTGAAACTGTATCTGTGCCAATGACCACCGATGAATAAATGAGTGACACATTTGTGATGCTTTTCTGTATCTTCAAGAATGTTATCGTTTCTACTGTATTGATGGCCATGCGCTAACACGATGTTAAACGGCTTATCATTACCTAATGTCAGAAGTATTTCATCGGCTGTCGTGAAGTCTAGATTTTCCATACCACCATACTCATGTGCAGTATCGACAACATTCAATACAGTGTTAGTAATCAGCAACGCAAGGTTTTCGTCCATCTCATCACGCTTGGTATTGTAAAGCCGTAACTGACTATGATTATCTAGACTGACCATCATAAAGTGAATAAGTACATCCGGTAATTGCTTACTAAGCCACTTGATAATCGTGACTATCTCGTTGCTATATTCTCTTGCCTGTTTAGTCATTTCTTCGGTGATCTTAATTAACTGACCTACTCGTAAACTTGTTCCTTCAATGTCATCAGCATGGTCTGTCAAGTAAAACTCCTTGATACCGTTAGTGACAACATCGTTAACAATCCAATTGGCCATTTCCCATAGTCTTAGTTTGGCAATCTCTTTGTTATATTTTATTTGCGGTAAGTCGATCGTATAATCCCAGTGAACATCGGCATAGTGATATGAGGTTATCTTGGGAGTAATAATATGCTTAACGATTTTAACATCGGTCAAGTGAAACGTTTCTTTTCCCCATACTGCCATCATCGTATCGGAAGCTAACTTCTTATCCGAATATTCCCTGACTTTCATATCAACAATTGATCGTTGACGATTTAAGATATTTCGATTTTCCTTAATGCTTAATTCTTGTTTGGCAATATTATCTAGTTGCTTATCGTAGCTGTCTTTATCTGATTCGATAGACACTTTCTTAGTTCGATTCAACCGATTGATATTGCGATACATGCTTCTCAATTGCTCTCCTGAATAACCGCTGTCGTATATCTCATTGAACTTTATTTCCGTGTATAACCAATCGTTATTACCGTGATTGATACTCTGTGTATCGGACACTATTTTAATTAAGTCTTGTTTCACTTCTTCGGTGATAAAGAATTTACTCATTTACTATTCTCCTTTGTAGTGTTTGATATTGAAAAGAACCCTAGTAGGGGTACTGGGATTCTCTCCGTTATGTCCGAAATGGATAGAAAGGAGTAACTACCCAACCCGCCCACACACCTTCTATATACGCTATCTAAGGGTTTTATGTATAGTGATTGTGTTATCTCATTCCCATATATGCTTTTAGTGGATACGAAATCATATAAATTATTTTTTATTTTTTTTACTCTATTGATTTTAGAAATGAAGTCATAGATTTTTTAGGGACAGAGAAGGAGGTATCCCGCCCTTCCCAATAGCTTGTAATAAAGGGTTAGGGGGGGTATAGTCCGGATAACATATAAAGGCAGCATAAAAGCATAGATCATAGCGTAATGACCTATTAAAACATGATTATAGGTGTATAAATACATGATATTAAGTAAACGGTCATATATTAAATGAATTGTATGTATTGTTCCCTGATAGCATGATAGTATACTCATGTAGCATGATAACTTGTGTACATAACATAGTAAATAGGTATATATAGTATGATATGTCTGTCAAGGTTTATTCCTTTACAGTCTATAAAGTGCTATATATATCTATAACACTAACTATAAGTATATAAATATATACATATACAATAAGACTAATACATATATAAAGATAAAGATAAAGAGTAAACAAATATAAATATATATACATAAACAAATATAAAGATTAAGACTAAAGATATATATAGTGGACATGATCTATATATAGTCCGGCTGTATAAGTTAGGATAGCAGTACATATATCAGTATATATACATACATAGTAAGTCATATATAGTATGCTATGTACCAATGATTAAGTAGTAATATATACATAGTTGCA